CCGGCTCACTTTATGAAAAAGTACTGTTACATTCAACATCCTACTCGAGGCAGAATTCAATTTAATTTATACCCATTTCAAGAAAAAGTATTACGTTTATGGAGAGATAATCCATACAACATAGTACTTAAGTCTCGCCAATTGGGGATTTCAACCTTAACAGCAGGTTATTCATTATGGATAATGTTGTTTCAACAGGATAAAAACGTCCTTTGTATTGCTACTAAGCAGGAAACAGCCAAAAACATGGTTACAAAAGTAAAATTCATGTTTGAAAATTTACCTTCTTGGTTAAAAGTACCTGCAGACGAAAATAATAAATTAACATTACGATTAAGTAATGGTTCTCAAATCAAAGCAGTTTCAGCCGCCGCCGATGCAGGTCGATCCGAAGCAGTATCTTTGTTGTTAATTGACGAGGCTGCATTCATTGAAGGAATTGGTGAAATATGGGCTTCTGCTCAACAAACCTTAGCAACTGGTGGTGGTGCAATTGTATTGTCTACTCCATTCGGTACAGGTAACTGGTTTCACCAAACATGGGTTAGAGCAGAAGCACAAGAAAATGACTTCTTACCTATTAAACTTCCATGGTATGTCCATCCTGAACGTGATGAGGCTTGGAGGAAAAAGCAAGATGAATACCTTGGAGACCCAAGATTAGCAGCACAAGAATGTGACTGTGACTTTAACACCTCAGGTGATGTTGTATTCTACCCAGAACAACTAGAATTTATTATTAGCACGTATGTTAAAGATCCCTTAGAAAGACGCGGAGTGGATCATAATTTATGGGTATGGGAATCTCCGGACTACACTAGAAATTACATGGTAGTAGCAGACGTAGCTCGAGGTGATGGTAAAGATTCTTCTGCTTTTCACGTAATTGATCTTGAATCAAACACACAAGTTGCTGAATATAAAAGTCAACTTTCACCAAAAGAATTTGGTTATTTGTTGTGTGGTATAGCAACTGAATATAATGAAGCATTGTTAGTAGTAGAAAATAACAACATTGGTTGGGCTACTTTAGATGCAATTTTAGAAAGAGGATATAGAAATTTATATTATTCTCCAAAAAGTGAAGCATTAAATGCTGAAACGTATTTAGAAAAAGTAGATGATCCCTCAAAAATGATCCCGGGGTTTACAATGTCTATGAGGACAAGACCTTTGGTGGTTAATAAGTTTAGAGAATACGTTGGTGATAAGAGTGTAACTATTCAATCTAAACGTTTACTTGAAGAAATGAAAGTATTCATTTGGAGAAATGGCAGACCTGAAGCTCAATCCGGCTACAATGATGATTTAGTTATGAGCTTTGCTACAGGGATGTATGTTAGAGATACCGCTTTAAAATTTAGATCTCAGGGCTTAGACTTAACTCGTGCTACACTGAGTAATATGGCTACTGTTAGACCTAATACTCAAGGTAATTTTACTATGAATGGTAAACCTAATCCTTACCAAATGAATATTAATGGGCAGGATGAAAATATAAGATGGTTACTATAATATTTATTATATATAATTTAATTTAAATGGCTGATACAAGTGTTTTTTCAAGATTAAGGAAATTATTCTCAACAGATGTAATAATTCGTAATGCTGGTGGTACTTTGGATATAATCGCAGACGAATGTACTCTTAAAAATGACATGGGTGAAGTACTTCAAATTAAAAGTAGCGACGAAGATACACAAAAAATATTATATAACTTGTTTTATGATGTATTAAACATTGAGTTTAATCTTTGGTCTTGGATTCGCCAAATGTGTAAGTATGGTGACTTCTTCTTAAAACTAGAAATTGCAGAGAAATTCGGAGTATACAATGTTATCCCATACACTGCATATCACATCATGAGAGAAGAACATTACGACCCTAAAAACCCAGCTGAAGTAAGATACAGATTTAGCCCAGATGGTTTTTCAGGTGGCGCTACAGGTTATTATGGTGTAACAGGGCAAGGTACTTATAGTACTAACAAAAACGACTCATCACTTTATTTTGATAACTACGAAATGGCCCACTTCAGATTAATTACTGATGTGAATTATCTCCCATACGGCCGTTCATACCTTGAGCCTGCTCGTAAGTTGTTTAAACAATATATTTTGATGGAAGATGCAATGTTGATTCACCGCATTGTTCGTGCTCCTGAAAAACGAGTATTTTATGTTAATGTAGGTTCTATTCCACCTAATGAAGTAGAGAACTTTATGCAGAAGACTATTACTCAAATGAAGAGGACTCCATTTCAAGATCCACAAACTGGTGAATATAATTTAAAATATAATCTACAAAATTCATTAGAAGACTTCTTCATCCCAGTTCGTGGTAATGATACTACTACTAAAATTGACACTACTAAAGGTTTAGATTATACTGCAATTGATGATGTGGTTTACTTAAGAGATAAATTATTTGCTGCCTTAAAGGTACCTAAAGCATTTATGGGTTATGAGAAAGATTTAACTGGTAAAGCAACATTAGCAGCTGAAGATATTCGTTTCGCTCGTACAATTGATCGCATTCAACGTATTATACTTTCGGAATTAAATAAAATAGCGTTAGTACATTTGTATACTCAAGGCTATAGAAACGAACAATTAACTAATTTTGAATTATCATTAACTACTCCTTCTATCATTTACGATCAAGAAAGAATTGCGTTAATGAAGGAAAAAGTTGATTTGGCTCGTAGTCTCATGGAAGTTAAATTGCTTCCTACAGATTGGATTTACGACAATGTATTCCACCTAAGCCAGGATCAATATGATGAGTATAGAGATTTAATTGCTGAAGACCAAAAACGCACCTTCAGATTCAAACAAATTGAAAATGAAGGTAACGACCCACTTGAATCAGGTAAATCATATGGTACACCTCATGATTTAGCAGCATTGTATGGTTCTGGAAGAAACAATATGGGTGTTCCTGATGGTTACGATAAGGATGAAACCTTAGGTCGCCCTGAAGAAAAAGCATCTAATATTAATACCCAGGATAACATATTTGGTAAAGACAGATTAGGTAATGCTGGTATGAAAAAAGGAGACGCAACAGGTGAAGATGGATCTTTAAAGAATAATTTTAAAGGTGGATCACCTTTAGCTTTAGAGACTAAAAATAAAAATAAAACTTTGTTAGAATCTTTAGATAAAAAATTATCACTTAAAAAAGAAGAATCTTCATTGCTTGACGAATCACAAATACGAGAATAATATCTCTATATATATTTATAATTAAAATATTACCTTAGGAATGACTATAAAACATTCAAAGTATAAAAATACCGGTATTCTTTTTGAATTATTAGTAAGACAAATTACAGCCGATACCTTATCAGGAGTTGAAAATCCTCCAGCTGTGGGTATCCTTAAAAAGTATTTTACTAAGACGGAATTGGGGAGAGAGTATAAATTATACGAAAGCTTTTTTAGATACACTAATACTAGTGAAGCTAAAGCAGATATGGTGGTTAGCACCATTATAGAAAGTTCTAAGCATTTAAATCGTTCTATCCTAAGAAGACAAAAGTACAATTTGATTAAAGAAATCAAAAATCATTATGGTTTAGAAGAATTCTTTAAAACCAAATTACCAAACTACAAAGCACAAGCTGCTTTATTTACACTTTTAGAGGTTTACAACAGTGAAAACTTGTCTAATCCTAACCAAATTATAGAAAATAAAACAGTTTTATTAGAATATTTAACTAGCTCAAATATTAATAAAGAGGAAGTTAAAGAAAATGTTTTAGAAGAATTTAAAAACCAGGATAAAGACATTCGTGTGTTAGCATATAGAGTATTATTAGAAAAATTTAATGATAAGTATGCGGATTTAAATTCAAATCAAAAATCAACACTAAAAGAATTCATCAATAGTGTTGACAACACACCTAAATTAAAAGAGTTCTATAATACTAAAATAACTGAAATTAAAAATACTTTATTAGCCTTAAATAAAAAGGTTACTAATAAAGCTATTCAAATTAAAGTAAATGAGGTTGTAAACATTTTACCAAGTTTAGGTAAAACAGATAAGGTTAATGATGATCATTTAATTAATCTTCTTCAATATTATCAATTAGTTGAAGAGTTAGAAACCGCAAAATGATTAGTAGGGAACGAATAAAAGAACTTGTGGCCCAACGCCTAAAAGAAGCCAGCGCTACAGGCACTGGCGCCTCTGTTACCCCAGGCGAAGGTCTGGGTGTATCTGCTAAAATGGGTTTTAAACGTGTAAATCAAAAAAAACTAAATAAAGCTGCCCACGGTATTGATGTAGAACGTTTGTGGGAAGAAAATTCTAAATTTGACATAGAAACATTTGTGTCGGGTTTAAATACAGATAATGAAAAATTAAAAAAATTCATTACTAAACGCTTATTAGACTTTGACATTATAGAAGATAACCTAAAAGCTATAATTGAACGCCTTAAACGCGCTAAATTAGAAACACAACAAAGTTACGAACAGGAACCTAGCTATAAGGTTCTTTACAGTACAGACTTAATTAAAGACAACCTAGAAGATATTTTAACATTATTAAAATCAAATGAAAACACTCCAGGCACAATATAACCTTATTAAAGAAGGTAAAGGCGACAAAGCATACTTTATGAAACTTGCTCGCTATAATTTCCCAGACCTTGTTACCCCAGTATTATCATATAGTGATACTATTACTGTATTAAAGAATAAAAGTATCTTATCTGAAGGCATTGGTGGTATAGTTACCACAGGTAAAAAGCAAGATTGGCATGCTATCTTTAATGAAAACATGGAAAAGCTTAAGGAAAAGAAAGATGATGAAGATGAAGAAGAAGATGATGATGATAAAAAGTATAAGGAAAAAATAGACCAATACGAAAAACGAGAAAAAGACATAGAAAAGTTTGGTTTACAACACTTAAAGCATCTTAAAGAAGCTAAAGAAGCTAAAGCTGAAGAAAAAGAAACTACCAAAGACGTAACCGATATGGCTACTCGTGGCTACGATTATAAGGATGAAAAGAATTATGATAACGTGTTTGGTCAAGAATTTTTACAAGGATACTATGCTGAAATGAAGGATCCTAAAAATGAAGGTAAGCATGTTGATGAATTAAGAGCTATTGTAGCTAAAAATTTAGCTAAGGATATTTGAACCAAGTGCTGATAAAGAAAAATTTAGTGATATGGTTGCTGGTAAGTTAAAAGGCAATGCTGAAGCTTTAAAATACCTCAACCAAAATGAAACTAATATTGTAGATACATTTTTAGATCATAGTAAACCTGAAGGTGGAGTAGATGATGCTGTTGCCCATATTCTAAAACAAATCAAAGCTGCCCCACTCTCTGAAAATAATTTCTCAGAATACTCAAACGATGCACTTAATGATATGATTATAAATCTATCAAGATTTGAAGGTAATGAAGAAGAAATACAAATGGTCAAAGCAGAATTAGCAAGACGCAAAGCATAAAAATAATATGACTCGAGCAGAATTAAAACACCTTATTAAAGAACAATGGGATGTAGTTTTAGCTGAAGCTAAAATGTTTGATAATCCTGCTGAATTAATATCTGGGGTAGACAAATTTTTATCTGATTTGGATCTTAACAAAACTGCTACTTGGAAATCAACCTTAACTAAAATCATAGAACAAAATATTAATTACTATGATACTGCTCTTCAACTATCTTCTTTAATTGAGCAAGTAGAAAAGGATTTAAATATTATTAATAATTTTAATCAAGATGTGTCTTCTCATCTTCGTGAATATGATGAAATATACCAAAAAAGTGGAGAATTAAGTTCTGAAGATGATAAGATGTATGATGAATTAGAAGAATTAGATAGCAGAATATCAAATGCTGCTAACCAAATTGAAGAATATAAAGATACTTTAAAAGAACTACAACAACACTACGCAGATTTAGATGATCTTATGGTGTATTTCCGTAGACATAGATTTAAATCATTATGAAACAGATACTTATTGAAACCCAAACATTTGCGGCTAAACCTGTCAAGTTAGTTGAAGGTAAAAGTGGAAATGGAAACATACTTGTTCAAGGTATATTGGCAACTGCCGAAGTAAAAAACGGCAATGGTCGCTATTATTCAAAAGACCTATGGGAAAGAGAAATTGATAAGTATATGGAAAATGTTAATGCTAATAGAGCATTAGGTGAATTAGACCACCCAGATTCTTCCATTATTAATTTAAAAAATGTATCTCATAACATTAAAAAAATATTTTGGGAACAAGATAATGTAATGGGAGTAATTGAAATCCTCCCAACCCCATCGGGTAATATATTAAAATCATTATTTGAAAATGCTATACCAGTAGGTGTATCTTCTCGTGGTATGGGTTCACTTAAACAAATGGGTGAATTGATGGAAGTACAAGACGACTTTGAATTATTATGTTGGGACTTTGTATCAACACCTTCTAACCCAGGTTCATATATGAAAGAAGCAGGTATGATGAATGAATCTAAATTACCAAACCAAAACAACCAATACCAAAAAGTAAACTCCATTATCACAGACATACTTTGCGCTAATGGTACTTGTCCAATATTTTAAAATAAAACACTATGCTTATACAATCTACTAAAGAATTAAATGATGTTAAAACTAAAGTATCTAAATGTAAATCTACACTTAATGCTGAGGTTAAATACTTAAAAGAAACTCTCACCAAAATGGGAGCCCAATATAACTTTGGCCCCCTAGAAAACGAAATTAATAAAGTCATCACAGCTATTTCTACCTCAGTTGAAAAACAAATAAACGAGAATGCTAAACAAGTAGGTAAAAAAGCAGCAGCTGATTTAAAGAAAAAATAACCCCTCTTAAAATAGTATTTTAAGACTGATGCCCCAAACGGGGCATTTCTTTTTTATAAAATGCATTTTTCGTAGATACACATATATGTATATTCAAATATGCTACCCTTTCCCCTATGTAGCATTAATTAGTTAACAATCTATTACGTTTCGTATTAAACGTATTTCCAAAACAAAATTATTTGAGACAAGGCAGAAACTGAAAAAGAACTAGAAGAAATGTACATGGACGAAGAATCTGAATTAGAAGAAACTTTTAATTTAGAAGAACTCCTTGCTGAGTTATCAATGGAAGAAGGTGATGAGGCATCAATGGAAAAAGAAGGCATGGATGGAGAGCAATTAGACGAAGAGTTAATGCTTGAAGAAATGTCTGACGAAGAAATTGAAGAACTTATCACACAAGTTATTGATGACATGATCGCATCTGGTAAGCTTATGGCTGGTGAAGAATCAGAAGAAGGCGAAGAAGACATGGAAGACATGGAAGACATGGGCGATATGGAAGACATGGAAAGCGAAGAAGAAATCAATCTTGATGAACTTTTAGCTGAAATGGAAGACAAAGAACCTGCTCTTAATGAAGGAAATGTTGGAGATCTTATCGAAAAAACCTTTGAGTTTTTAAGCCAAGGCAATTATGAGGCTGCTAGTAATACAGTTACACAAATGTTACAAGATCCTATGGTCGCAGCAACTGCTGGGACTGCAGCTGGTGCTGGAGTATTAATTACTGTAGGTAAAGCTATTAAAAAATTCATTAAAGATCGCCGAGCTGAAAAAGGTGGTAAAATGGAAGAAACAGCTGACGCTACTGAAATGGAAGAAACTATTGCTGAGCTTCGTAACGAACTCAACGAAGTTAATCTATTAAATGCTAAGCTTCTTTACACCAACAAAATCTTC